ACAAATAATACAACTTCGTACAGAGAACCCATTAATGAACTCTGTGGAAATAGGAAAGGAAGTGGGCGTATCTAAACAATACGTCCATAAAATTCTTAGGAAGGAAGATTTAAATACTAGTGTTCCTAAGAAGAAGAAGTTTAGCCGGTGTAAGCAATGCAATGAGCCTGTTGGGTTTCGGGTTAATATATGTAGTGGCCCATGCCATTTCACCTACTATCGTATTAAAGTCACCTGTTCGTTTTGCCATGTAGATTTTTATTTGAAGCGTTCAGAGGTGACACAGAGGCATAGAAGGAAGTATAATAAGATATACTGTAGCAAACCTTGTTACTATAAAGGGCGGAAAGATGGTTAGGAGTCAATATGAAAAAGTGGGTAGCCCTCTCTGGTATGCTTACTCTCCTCATCTTTTTAGAAGATGCGGGGTTTTTTATTTTGGGGAGGTGTACTGAAATAGGTTTAGGGTTTGGTGGTACAGCACGAATAAGAAGAGTAAAGAAGTTTCTAGGAGAATAGTATGCAAATCAATGATGAGTTAATTAAGCAATGGGAACCCAAAGTCCAGAAAATGGCCTCTAGTGTATATATATTAGGGTTGGATAGGGAAGATTTAGCACAAGAACTTCGGTTGGCAGTCGTTAAAGCAGCACAAGGCTTTGAAGAAGACCGTGGTGTGGTATTCCATACCTATCTACATACGGCGATGACAAATACTATTAGAACGTTATTGTCTAAGGGCCGTAAATTGGTACCTGTGACTACTAGTTTAGATGATATTTTTTCTGATTTTAGTGACATGCCTTTGCAGTCATATGAAATTTTAGAGGCTCTGACTGACCCCTCTGATTTTACGGTGGATGTTGAATTCAAAGAGTTCATTACTACTTGCTTACTTGATACACAAGAACAGGGTTTTATTACCCTTCGCTTAGAAGGGCTAACGATGGAGGAAATTACGGAGGATTTAGGGGAATCATCATATAAATTACGGCAAACGGTGAGAGAAAAATTATTGCGGGGGGTAATGCATGAAAAGACGATTTCGGTTTGGGGGGATGATTCGCAACAAGAGGTTGACAGAGACGGAAGAAGAGTATAGAGTAATCAGTGTAGATATTCACACCGATGGAATTCACTTGTGGGGAACATACACCAATTTGCAAGACGCTTTAGATAGAGCTAAAGAAGTTAAGCAAGACTCCCTAGAAGTATATGTACATGGCGATTCTAATAGGGTGGTATCTAAAGTTGAATAATATGGAGAAGATATGGAAAACTTTGATTTTGTTGAATCTGGAATCATCTTTGGACTCACTGACCGATTAGCATTTAGAAAATTTAAATATAGCAGTAAGGATTTTGCTAAACATGGCGATGCACATAAATTCCTTACTAACCATTATGATTCTTATGGAGAGGTGCCCACCCCTGACACACTGTGTGAAAACTTTCCTACATTAAACCCTTCTGCCCAAAGCTTAAATTTTGATTATGCTTTAGACACATTTCAAAACCAAGTATTGTTTAGGCAAGTCATTAATGTCTTTCAAGATAATAAAGAGTTGTTGTCTGAAAATCCTAAACATGCGTTGGCTCAAATAAACCACGGTCTTCAAGAGGTGGCTGTTACTTATGATGAAGATGTTCTGTATTACAATAACCAGCCTGAAAATCGTTATGATGACTGGAAAAAACGAACTGAAAAACGTCGGATGGGTGACGGGATTATGGGTATTAAAACCCCGTTTAATTCCGTAAATAGGTTGGGGGTAGGATGGCTTCCAGGCGAAATGGTTTCTTTGTTTGCTAGGCCATCGGTAGGTAAATCTTGGGTATGTGTGCAAGCGGCGGTTACAGCGGCTCTGAACGGGCATAAAACCCTACTAATTTCCACTGAAATGCCTGCCGCTCAAATGAACATGAGAACGGATGTAGTCATGGGTAAGGCTATGGGATATGATTTCTCCCATACTGATTTACGTAATGGTAATCCAATTGATGAGGCCGCATATCAAGACTTCCTACATAATTTAGAGAATGTCCCATTGTTAGTGTGTGACCATATTGAGGGGGAGTCCAGCATATCCCTAGAAAGTATCCATAACCTTATTCGGAAGTATGTGCCAGACTTTGTAGTGATTGATGGGGTATACCTAATCACTAATTCTAGCAAGAATTTTAAAGCTATGTGGGAACAAACACACATGTTATTTTATGGGCTAAAAAACATATGTCTCTCCACAAATACAGCTATGTTTGTTTCGACACAAGCTACGAAAGAAGCATCGGATGTGTTTATGCCCCCTATGCCAGACCAAGTAGCCTTTGGGGATGCATTATTGAGAGCTTCAGATGTTGTCATGTCTATGTGCATGATTGAAGATGAAAATGAGAAGCGTCTCCTAGCTTTCCAAAAGTATCGAGATGGGTTAATGCCATTACACACAGCAGTATTAGATTGGCAAGTTAATTCTGGTCTTATAGCCGAAGCCCCAGACGATTTCTAATGACTGAGTGGGCCAATGTATTGGCAGACATAGGGATTATTGTCCCTATTGATAAAGACCAGTTCACCCTTCAGTGCCCCTTTCATGAAGATACGGTAGATTCCTGTTCAATAAACACTGATAAAGGTGTGTGGATTTGTTTTGCAGGCTGTGGTCAAGGAACGCTGTATAGTTTTCTAATGAAGTATTCAGGTATTAGTTATGAAGAGGCACAACAAAAAGTCCTGTCTGATATCTCTGTGTTTAACCTCAATTTATTTGATGAGTTTGTGCCAGACGAAACTATAATGCCTGAAGTTCAATTTCCTTTTAAACAGGGGTATGTACCTGAATGGATATTTGATAGGGGATTTGATAAAGCCACCCTTAATAAATGGGGGTGTGGAATAGATAGTGAGAACAGTTTAATAATCCCTATTCAAGATGATGCATCTCGTTTAGTTGGTTGGGTTAGGCGTAGGCAATACATGACTCCAAAATATTTATACTCTAAAGGGCTAAAGAAATCTAGAGTATTGTTTGGGCAATATTTGAGGTCAGAGAAAACTCCCTTTGTCTGTATTACAGAAGGCACTTTAGATACTATGTGGTTAGACCAGCATGGGTGCCCCAGTGTAGCCCTCTTAGGGGCATCCTTGTCTAAAGCTCAAGAAGTATTAACATTGGGTTTACAGACCGAAGAACTAGTGCTATGCTTAGACAATGATGAAGCAGGACAAATAGGCTTTCAAAAAGCTATGGGTTGCCTATCCAAAAGTTTTGTGGTAAGCTATGTGAAATTGCCAAAGGAGTACAAAGATGTACAAGATGTAAGAAGTAGCGATGAACTTCTAAGTATTATAGATAACAGAACATTTTTTTAAAGTAGGAGAACAATATGAGTGGAATAGGAAGAATTCAAGAAGCACGGGAAACACGGGGCCAGGGCAGTAGCAATGGAGTCCCAGGTAGGGAAGTCTGGTTTAGAGATGGTGACCAAGCATTCCTTTCATCTGTCGCTACAGGAGAAGAGGGGGACACTAATTTGGATGACCTGTATATGTATACATATAATTCTGGGAGTCGGTGGGTGAACTTATTGGATGACCCTGATGTTGATAAGACTGGTATTCCTGACAATACCCGTCCTTCCCATAAGTTTGCATTTTGGGCGTATGTCCATGAAATCATCCATACTGAAAAGCGTAATGATGATTGGGAAGTAGTTGCAGGCCCAGGCGGGAAGAAAGTGTACAAGGAAAGCATTAATGACTTCCGTATTATCTCCCTCACCTTTGGGCGTAGCGACTATATTTGGAATCAATTGGTTGATATCTACAATGACTGGAATGGTCTAAATAAAGGTGTCATGCGTATTAAGCGTACTGGTACGGGTATGTTTGACACATCGTACCAACTAGCTGGTACTGCTAGACAGGAGGAAATTCCTGCTGGTGAGGAAGGCAAGATTGCAGACTTGCCTACTGTTAAGGAGTACTTTAAGTCTCGTTACGGTGGACAAACTATGCAAACCCCATCACTGGCTGGTGTGGCTACTTCATCTACTACTGACACGGATGACCTATTTTAAATGTTAGTACAGACCATACATGATTTTGATTATTACGTGGGCCAAATTGAGGAAGATTTGGCCCACAATAAAACAAGTCACCTTGTAGTTGATGTGGAAACTAATGGGCTAGACCCCTTTGGGCGTAACCAATTATGCGGGGTGGGCATTGCTCATAAGGATGAAACATATTATTTCCCCTTTCGACATCAAAGTGGAGAGAATCTACCCCCCCAGTATATTGGGAAATTGATGCGGTGCATCGAAAAAACAGGAATGCTGATTGGGTATAACATTAAGTTTGACTTAAAGTTTTTAGAGAAAGAGGGCTACGAGGCACCTGAGCATGTAACTTGGGCTGATGTCATTGTTATGGTTCGTTTAACTGAGCCAGCTTCGGTAAAGGAGTTGGGGCTGACCCACACAATTCAAAGGGTGTACGGGGAAGAGGCGGCTTCTTACGATAAGGATACGAAGAAGGAATTACGCTCTAAGAAGTGGCATAAAGACTTCTCCTTGTCCCCACCTGAACTACTAGGGCCATACTGCGAGAAAGATGTGTATTGGACACATAAGCTCTACGTTAAAACCTTAAAGCAGATTTTAGAAAGTAATCAAGTTGATGTCATGAATCTAGAATTCGCTTTGACGAAGGTGTTGTATTCTTTAGAGAAAGAGGGTATAGCTATTGACACTGTATATGTTAAAGATGCTATTAGTAGGATTGACCAGCGTCGAAATGAAGTAGAAGCTAAAATTTATGACTTAGCCGATAAGGAGTTTAATATAAATAGCTCCCAACAAGTGGGTGAGTTGCTGAATGAACGAGGAATTACATCATCTATTCAGACTCCTAAGGGTAAAGAGTCTTGGAGTGAGGTGGCATTAGTTCAGATAGATGACCCCTTAGCAGGATACATTAGGCAATATAGGGCATTAGAGAAATTGAAATCCACTTATCTGGAACCATATTTAGATTCTCCTGTAATGCATACTTCGTACTGTAATTGGGGAACTTTAACAGGTAGGCTCTCTTCTAAAGAACCTAATCTCCAAAACATCCCCAGAACCCATTTCAAGTTGCTGGATAGGGAACTTACGGATGGTGAAAGGGAAACCGTGAGAGGCCGTATAAACGCCATTATAGCCGCCAAAGGTACTAGTGCAGTCTTAGACCTTAGTAACCACGTATTGGACACCTGGGGCTTTGTGGGGGACGAATCCTTTGACCCTGAGGATAGAGAACAGGTAGCAATGCGTAGAATGTTTGTTCCTAGAAAAGGGCACAGGTTAGTATCATTTGATTATTCTCAGATGGAAGTTAGAGTCTTTCTGAGTTACTTACACAATGAAGAAGTTGATGCACTATTGGCAAGAGAAGATGTAGATTTTCATGGGGAAGCCGCAAAGATTGCTTTTGGTGTGGATGAGGGTAGTAGTGAATATAAGTTTTATAGACAGATGGCAAAGAACATTACGTTTGGAGTTATCTATGGTATAGGGAAGGCCAGGCTTGCTAATCAATTGAATGTGTCTGAGAAAGAAGCATTTCAATACAAAAAGAAGTACTTTGCTGGCATATCTGGGTCAAAGTCCTTTATAGATAAAGTCTCCCGCACAGTGGTGGCACGGGGTTGGGTTAAGAATCGGTATGGTAGGGTCTATAAAATACCAGCTGATTTAGCCTATAAAGGGGTTAATTACTTAGTACAAGGCACGAGTGCCGATATTATAAATGAAAGGATAATTAAAATACATGAATATCTTAAAGATACAAAATCTCACATCTTACTTCAAGTCCATGATGAAATCATTTGTGAAATCCCTGATGATGAAATACACAGCGTCCCATCAGCAATCCAAGAAATATTAGAGGAGAATAGTTTGGGGATTCCCCTCAAGGTTGACGTTGAGGTATGTGACCCTTCGTGGGCCACTAAGAAGTACTTGACTGATATACCTAAAGCTGTTACACTAGAAGAAGCTATAGATTGGGAGTAAGGAGGATAGATATGGTAAGTGGTATTAGGAAGTGGTTAACTTCCTTCACATCAACGGAAGCTAACACACAAGTAACTAAGGCAGAAGGGAAAGTTGGGCAACAGGCATTGTTATTGGGAGTAATTCAAAAGTCATCTGGTGGGTTGATTAATGGGGAACTGGCTGACCTTTCTGGATTAGGACGGGAACAGGTGTTTAGGCGGATGCCCGAGTTAGAGCAGTTAGGGCACGTAGAACGCCATTATGGTGAAGATGGTCGAGCGGTTCATAGACCCCATAAAGGGTATAAACAACAAGTATGGTTTCTAGTACAAAAGAAGGGGGAGTTTAATGGCTAAAGTAAGTGTGCATTTAGGGTTTACGTTTAGGGTCGGGCCTCTAGAGACGAATCAGTACAGCCGTATTGATGTGGATGTTAGGGATATAGATACTGAAGTATCTGTGAAAGACCAGATGAATGAAGCATCTAAGACCCTAGACCAAGTATGGACAGTGGTTAGGGAAGCGGTAGATGAAAAGATTGAGACTGTCTTAGACGCTGGCAGTACAGCATGAGTGAAGTAGCAAGAGCTAGAGTATTAGAGGATGTCTTAGAAGAACGAGAAAGGCAAGACACATCCTGGGATGCTCATTTATATGGGTATGCTCATTATATTCAATTAGCGTCCATATGTTTTGCTATGGCTGAATTGTGTAAGGAGGAAGAGACAAAAAATGAAAGACACGGCTGATGAAGTAATTGCCCAATTATTGGGGGATAAAAAACTAAACTTACAAAAGGGGAATAGTGATGTCTTTAATTACACACGGATTCCCTTTGGCATTCCTGCACTAGATAAACTTACTGGTGGGGGCATACCTAAGAAACGTATGACCATTATGTATGGGCCTACAAATGTAGGGAAGTCCTATCTTGCTTCCCAGGTGGTGGCAAATGTTCAACGAGACGGGGGAACTGCCGCATGGATAGACACAGAACTATCCTGGGATTCCGCATGGGTGGAAAAGTGTGGTATAGATGCTGAACGTATAATGGTATCGCAGCCTACTAGTGGGGAAGAGGCTTTAGGGACAGCTAAAGAACTTATGAGGGCAGGAGTAGACATCATTGTTTTGGATTCGATTGCGGGGTTGGTTCCATCAGATGTGCAAGACAATGAAAAAGGGTTTGAGTTTAGTCCAATGGCCTGGCAAGCTAGGTTTGTAAATTCCGCCCTCCCCAGACTTCTACCCAATTTAAAATCTGGGTCAGCATTCATTGCTATCAATCAAGTACGGTCAAGTATTGGCCCTGTAGCCCTAGACACTATGCCTGGAGGGTTAGCCCAAGGATTCTTTGCTCACTTCTTGCTTCAGGTTAGAAGGTCTGGGTGGATTGAAGAGGGTAAGGGAAATAAGGTTGGGTTTGATATGGAAGTCAGATTACGTAAAAGTAAAGTGGGGGGAGAGAACTGGAGTAATGCCGTGGTGCCTTTTAGGGTGGATGGTGGAATAGACATCTTAGAAAGCTATATTAGAGAAGCCATACAACAGAAGTTGATTATTCAGAAAGGCCCGTGGTATGATTATGACGGAACGAAAGCTATGGGTATGAATGGGCTGAAAGACCAATTTCTTAAAGATGCTAATTTACTTGAGAAGTTAAAAGCCTGTGTTACCTAGAGATTATACTAAACAAGAAAACCTTATTGCAGACCAATTATCGGAATTCGGTCTGCGGTATGACCAACAGGTGCCCATAAACCAGTTTACAGCTGACTTCTTTGTGCCCGAATTAGGTCTTGTCATTGAAGCGGATGGGGTGTATGGGCATTTGGGAAAGAGGGATGCGTATAGGGATTCTGAAATAATGCGAGTCTTTGGGATAGAAAATATTTTACACATTAAAGATACTACTAAACAAGGAATAAAGGAGACATTATGGCAGGCATTAAACAACTTAACCAACGAGTAGAAACCAAAACTCGTAGCCGCACATCCAATCAAGATAAATGGCTCCTTAAAATGTTTGAGGATACCTTGGGGTCTGAACAAAGAAGTAGTCGAATTGGAGTCTTTTACCCCTCTATGTTAGGGAATGAGTGTGATAGGTATTTGTACCTAGCATATAGGGGTGTTCTACCTCAGCAAGTGATTAGTAGCGGAACCCAACGGATTTTTGACACTGGGTCTTCTTTAGAAGATAGGATGACGAAATACTTTGAACAAATGGGGATTTTAAAGGGGCGGGAAATTCCCCTTAAATGTGACAACCCCCCTATTTCAGGACGAGCAGACTTCTTACTTGCCCATGAGGAGCATGAGGAGATTGTGTTAGAGCTTAAATCCATTAATGATAAAGGGTTTAAGAACTTATACAGTAAGCCTAAACCAGAACATGCAATACAACTACAGATTTATTTGCAGCTATTGGACAAAGCCTACGGGATTGTATTGTATGAAAATAAGAATGACCAGAAGTTGAAAGCATTCAAAGTACCCCGAAGTGCTAAAGAGTGGAATACTTTAGTCAATAGGTGTGCTAAAATACAGGAAGCGGTAGCAATACCAGATAGCTGTACTGGGCCATCGTGGTGTGCTTGTAGGAACTATAAGGAGGGTGAAGATGGTAGAGAAGTGGACACCAATGAAAGCATTGGGGAAAGCGAATAGAGTTATAGATGACTTAATGGTTCCCCCGTTTAAGACGGATTTAAGTGAGCAGCCCAACCTAGAATTTGCAAACCTGATGAATGCTGATTCAAAAACGTTAGAAGAGTTTTTAACCTTATATGGTGGGTATAAAGCATATTTAGAGTCTAGGGTAGCAGATATTGAGGCTGGGAAGAATGCTTTAAAAGCAGCGTTTGATGAGGGGTATGCGACTGCTGGGTATAAAATGGCAGAGGATAGGGAATCAGAGGGTAGGAAGAAGCTGACTAGAGATGAGGTTCGTGGGGCGGCATTAACTAACTACCCCCAGTTACGAGAGTTGAGTCGGGAAATTATTGAGCAAGAAGCTACCTACGTGAAAATGTCTGGTATTCTTAGTGCTTATACTTCTGCGTATCATACAGTCTCAAGGATTGTAGCTCTCCGTATCTCTCCAGGGGTTAGTTATGGATAAGTATTATCTAGGGTTGGATTGTTCTAGTAAAGCTGTTCACGGCAGTATCATTAATCATGATGGGGTCTTGCAAGAAACTATAAAATGGACTTCCCCAATTAAGGATTTTGATGCCAGATTCGTGGCTTTTTTAACTAATTTTTATGAAGAACTGGGTATAATAGTAGAAAGGTATCCGTCTTTATGGGTGGCTGTCGAAGCCCCCATTTTTATTCAGAACCCCCGAACCACGATGCAGATTGCTTCTGTAGTGTACGCTACAAAGTTTATCTGCTCTTTACATGGCTTGAATAGTATATTAGTGCAAAATAAGACATGGAAGAAAGTTACGGTGGGAAATGGAAATGCAACGAAAAGCGATATTTTAGAGTATGCAAATAAGTTTTGGAATACTCAGTTTGCAGAACAGGATTGGGCTGACGCAGCTTGTGTAGCTTTGTGGTGTAAAAAATGGTATATGGAATTGGCAATTGAATTGGCAGAGGAGATAATATGAGTGTAGTATTTTATATGAAAGGGAAGACCGAGACTAGTGTAGAGTATGTTGATAAACTACCTGAGGGGATGACAGTCCAAGAGTTTAAAAAGCAGTATGGGGTAGTGGTTTGGTGCGACTATTTTGGGTGTAAATATAATACCCAAGTTGAAGATACGCAACGCACAACTGGTAAGCTGTTGGATAAACGTGGGTACCAACCTATTGGCAAAGATGCAGGGGTGTGGAGAGGGTTGTGTACTCGTCAAGAGATTGGGTTGAAATATCTCAAGGGTAACCCTGAATGCTTCACTTCTGCGGTAAGGAAAACAGGGAACATGAGTTTTGCTGGTTTGTTGCAGTCGGATGGAAGTCCTTATGGTGGCAGCATTGAATCTCAGCATATGGAAGACCCTTCATTTGATATCCCCGCTAACTGGGGGCAGGATGATAGGGCACCAAGAAGGGGCTTAAGTCCCCCCGATATTAGGGAGTATTAGAATGCCAAAACAATTCCCTCCTGAAATAAAGGAGAGGGCTTTAGGATTATACATTAAAGGTGATAAATCTGCTAGAGAGATTTCCGAGATGTTGTGGGATGACTTCGCCGTTGAGGTGAAGCCATCCACTATTTATTTATGGGCGAGGGAAGGAGAGTGGGGAACTCAACAGGTAGAAGTTCGTATCGAGGCTATTAATAAGATAAAGGAAAGCGAGGGCCAACGATTCGCAAGAACCCAACAGGAGCATCTAGATACATATGAATCTCTGCGGCATAAAGCAGGGCATGAGTTAGAACACTTAAATTTTGATAAAGCATCTGATGCTGCTAAAGCCCTCGATATGGGGATAAAAGGAGAGCGGGAAGTCATTAAAGGCATGGTAAATCTTCAGTTTGTACAGAATGTGTTAAGTGTCTTAGTGGAAGAACTTAATGATGAGGACTTATTGAAACGGGTGGCAGGGCGATTAAAGGCATTGATACAAACTGAGGAGCCGTCCCTTTCATGAAAGAAGAGATAACTACATTTAATGACGCATTTGATAGACTAGCAACAGGATTATTAACATCTGGAAAGGCCAAGGTAGGGTCATTCCATGAATTCCTAGTTAATATATGGGCACAAAGTTTTGATAACCCTGAATATTTTCAGGCTTGGCATGTTGGGGTAGTGGCTGACGATATTGAAAAGGCTATGCAAGCAGGGTTAAATTATTGTGCTGTTCTTCCACGGTTCCATTTTAAAAGTACTCTATTGGGCCACGCCTTTAGTGTGTGGAGGCTCTTAACGGCCCCTAGAGACTGTTCTGTACTGTATTTATCGTATAGTGATGGGATGGCTCGTTACCACATCTCCGAGATTAACAAAGCTATCTCTAGGAACCCCCAACTAGTGGAATGGATGGATAACCGTACCCCCAAAGCTGACTTCTCAGCTAGATACATGATTAATAATAAGCCTATGACCATCATGCATGGAGGTCTTTTTTCATTTAAACGGGGTATGCACGTTAATGGGGCTTTGATTGCAGATGATATTCTTCGTGACCCTGAAAACCCTTTGAACATTGGACAGGTGACAAAGGTTGAAGACCACTTCTTAACGGAGTCGTTATTTATTCCTTTGAAGAATGTCCCTGTTATAGTCTTGGGAACCCCTATGATGCCAGGGGATTTGCTTGCTAACCTTCAGAAGGATGAACGTTTCTTATCTAGAGTATTACCAGCCCTTGACCCCGTTCCTGGGCGCAGGGTGTTGATGCCTGAGTTATATGATGAGAAATGGCTTTTGCAACAACAAAAAGCTAGGCCCAAATCTTTCGCATCAGAGTTTTTGCTGGTTCCTCACTTTGCTACTGAGGCCTATTTTAGTGAGGAAGACATTGTTAGTTGCGAAGATGAGACTTTACGAGAGCTACCATCCACTCGTAAGTATAGAAAACAAGAAGGCTCCTTTGTTTTTGCAGGGTTCGATGTGGGTAAAAAACGGCACCCTTCTCACCTAGTTATCTTTGAGAGGGTTGGGGATACATGCCGTCAATTGCACCAATCTTGGTTGGATGGGTGGAATTACTCTGACCAAATAGAATACCTAAATGAAGTAGCAGAGAATTTTGATATAGATAAAGGTTATGTGGACAATACTAGGGGGGAGTTGGAGGATAGAGGGTTGGACTATAGGTGGCATCCGTTGACCTTTACTGTCAAGTCCAAAAACACGATGGCACAGATTTTTGAGGAATACGTTCTTTCTGGGAAACTTAAACTTCTTAAAGATGAGAGGCAGAAGCAGCAAATATTGTCAGTTAGTAATGAATTAAAGGCACCTGAAACCCCTATGGGGCATGGGGATGCCTTCTTTTCCATTGGTATGGCTTTATTAGCTTCCTGGGAAACAGGGCAGTATGGGTTCACAAATCTAGGGAATCTACAAGGGTTCCTTGACCCAGAAGACCCAGCAGAGATGAAGGAAACAGGGAAGCCCCCAGCCTTCTTGGAACCGGAACTTGACCCAGTTAAGGAAATGGCGTTGCCAGGAGGGGTCAAGGTGGACTATAATAGTGCAATGAACCAAGACCTAACGATGGCAGATTGCCCAAATCCAACTTGTGAAGAGATTATTTGCAAACCTGAATTTTGGGTACCAGAACGTAAACTTTGTATATTTTGTGGACATAGGGGGTAGGAGATTGATAGACACACACATTTCTGAACAAGCAGAAACCATTTTAGCTCACCGATACTTTTTAAAGGATGCCGAAGGGACTCCAATTGAAAACGCTCCTGAGCTTTTTTGGAGGGTTGCCACAGCTATTGCTGATGTTGACAGTCAGTATGGGAGCATGGGACAAGAGAAGACAGTGGTGACACGTGATTTCTTTGAGATGATGAGGGGGTTAGAATTTCTACCCAACTCCCCTACCTTGATGAATGCAGGAACGGCGCAAGGCACATTATCAGCTTGTTTTGTTTTGCCCCTAGAAGATAGCATGGAGGAAATCATGAAGGCTGCTACAGATGCAGCTATGGTACAAAAATTCGGTGGTGGCACAGGTTTTGCCCTGTCTAAAATTAGACCCAAAGGTGCGTCGATTAAATCCACGCATGGCATTGCCTGCGGCCCTATAGAAGTGCTTAAAACCCTGTCTAGGGTATCCAGTATGATAACGCAAGGGGGCAAGCGTGACGGGGCTAACATGGCTGTCCTGAGTGTTCGACACCCAGATATCCTTTCTTTTATTGAATGTAAGAAAACAGAGGGCGATATACATAATTTTAATATTTCTGTTGCTGTTGACACCCCCTTTATGAATGCAGTTAAACTGGGCCAGGACTACACATTAAATGACCCTAAAACAGATTTACCAGTCTCAGTTTTAAATGCGAGAGAAGTCTTTTTAAAGATTGTCCAGGGAGCGTGGCGTAATGGGGAACCTGGGATGATATTCCTAGATAGAATGAATGAAGATAATACAGTTCGTGAAGAATATGGAGATATCATTGCAACGAATCCTTGTGGAGAACAACCACTTTTAGGGTATGAAAGCTGTAATCTGGGGTCAATCAATGTCGCTAAGTTTGTGCTTCCATACGTTGGGCCTGGGGATTGGGAAGCCCAAATTGATTGGGACAAACTGCAACACGTAGTCCGTACTGCGGTACATTTCCTTGATAATGTCATTGATGCGAATGAGTATAGTATCCCTGAGATTGAAAAAATGACCAAAGCAACTCGTAAGATTGGCTTAGGTATTATGGGTTTTGCTGATTTATTGATTAGATTGCGTATTCCCTACAATTCTGAGGAGGCACGGACAGTTGGAGACGAGGTGATGCGATTTATTAATCATATGTCAAGTGTTAAATCATTAGAACTAGGTTCGCTTAGAGGAACTTTCCCCGCTTGGGAACACAGTAGTTATAAGATTCAAGAAAATTATAGGAACGCTTGTCGTTTGACGGTAGCCCCTACGGGCACTATTTCTATGATTGCGGGGTGCGCTAGTGGAATTGAACCTCTATTTGCTTTGGCGTGGCGTAAACAGAATATATTGGAAGGTCAGACCCTATTCTATAGTAATGAAGAGTTTAAAAAAGACGCGCAAGAAAATAATTTCTATTCTGAAGACCTTATGCTTTATTTGGCCTCTGGTGGCTCTTTAAAAAACCGTGATGATGTTCCAGATTGGGCTAAAGAAGTATACGTAACCGCTCAAGACATTTCTCCTGAAGACCATGTATTAATGCAAGCCCGTTTTCAACAATATGTGGATGCTGGCATATCTAAAACTATTAATTTTGCGTCTGAGGCTACCTTAGAAGATGTGTTTGAAGCTTATATGACAGCTTGGGAGACTGGATGTAAAGGAATTACAGTATATCGTAATGGTAGTAGAGAGAAGGAGGTGTTGGTAACGGGGCATTTAGAAGGGGAAACTCCTAAATGTGATTGTGAGTCTCCGTTGATTGTGCAAGAAAGTGGTTGTGAGACTTGTAAAGTATGTGGCTGGAGTGCATGTAAGATTTCGTAAGAAAAACAGATTTTATGGTATAATGTATTAGAGAAGTATAGTAGGAGGGTAATTATGGTAGGAATGTTCTTAAAAGACAGGGAAACTCAATATACAGCTAATAGGGATGACGTAAGTAAAACCTGGCGTGTTTTAGATACGTGGCATGAAGATTTGACTAGTTTAGGGCCAGAGGATGAGGTTGAAGATAATAGTAAAGCAGTCACGGTTCTAACGGAAGGTGCTTTCATAGCCCTGGTTAAAGAGGCTGCAAGGCTAGGCACGTTGCAAAATGCTAATTTCGGGGAGAACCCTGAATTAGAAGAGGAAAATGCTGCCTTACGGATGGAAATGCTATCTATGGAAGCTCAGGTTAAACAAGTAGTTACTGCCCCTCCCCCAGCCCCTCAAACACCTAAATCTGAAGGGTATTTGCTTAAAGAAATGGCTATGCAAACAATGCTTAAACTTACCAGTATGTCAGACATAGAAAATTTGACAAAGGATTAATTTATGAGACTACAGGATTATCTACCTGAGGTACCTAAACTAGCCCAAACTGTCATTAATCTTAATGAGCAAATCAACTTTTTAGATTTAATGAAGTCTGGGAGTGGGGAAACAGGCCGTGCCCCTACTATAGGTCTAGACCACGTAGTGAATACGTGGGTACGGCATCAAATGGCGTATCGTCAGCAGCTTGTGATGGACTTGCAAATGTTGGCCTATTCGATTGAAGAGGTGCGTTCTCCCTTACAGCATATTACTGGAGAAGTGTTCAGGAGAGGCATTGAGTGGGTGCCTCTAGTAGAAAACCCTGACCCTAACCAGCAAAAACGGCTGGTTGATTTCATGGATGACTGTAATATCTTTGACCAATCCTTGGAAGAAGTACTTAGACAGTTCCATTTTGATTTGAATGCTATTGATGATGCATTCTTGTACATAGTAAAAGAATATAAGAAGTTAGACGATGGTAGTATGCGGTCTAAGGTCAATGAGATTAGACGGTTGAACCCTGCTCTAGTGGAATTTGACCTAGACGCAGCAGGATTGCCTAAAAATGCTCACTTTTTATGCCCCATTCACAGAGAGGAAGTTCAAGAAGACCCTGGAGAATGTGCTGAGAAGGACTGTGAAATTACATTACAGCCTGTGATGTATAAATACTATCACCGAAATGCACACATCTTTTTATTGGACTCTGAAATTATTCATATATCTAAGTTCTCTCCTAGTGAGACTTACGGGTGGAGTCCAATTCTTACCATCTTTGAAAAAGCGTTAACTTTGATTGGTATGGATAAAAATCTGTATAGATATTTCTTTGAACGGAAAATGCCAGCTAGTATGATGATGGTATTTACTGATGACCCTGAATCATTGCGTAGAGAAAGACAGCAGATTGCTGCACAAACCAGGCTTGACCCTAACTACATACCAATGGTAGCCGTATCTTCTCGTAATAATCGTGGAAGAGTGGACATGGTACGTTTGTTCCATACCTTAAATGAGATGGACTATCTCCCCGTTAGGGCAGAGATACGAGAACGTGTTGCTGCTATGTGGGGGGTAACTCCTGCTTGGCAGGGTGCCCCTGAAGCTTTCGGTGGCCTGTCTACCCAAACTCAGCAATTGGTTGTTATGAGTAGGGTGGTTGAAGGTGACCAAAGGTTGTTCCATGAAAAGGTGTTGCCTCAAATCTTAGAGGCCTTTGGTATTACTGACTGGGGGTTAAAACTGCCTAATCCTGAGGAAAAGGCTGAAGCTACTCGTATTAGCTTCTCTCAACAGAAGGCTCAAATTGCTAACCAGTTCATTGCTCTAGGGTTTGAAGTACGTTTAAAGGCGGATGGAGTCCCTGTGGAAGATGCTGAGTTCATGATATTTGGTAAACCTGTCAATATGATGGAAAAACAGGGTGAACAGATGGATATGGCAATAGACCAGCAAAAACAGCAAATGGAGCAGATGCAGCAGCAACAGGAAATGATGGAACAGCAGGCCCAAGCTGGTCAACAGCCAGGGCAAGCCCCTGCGCCCCCTGAGGGCGTGAATCCTGCCCCTGGAAGAGTTGATGCTGCCCCTGGTGGGGGAGAGGGGGCTGGTGCCGCTCCTGTGCCCCCTATGCCCATGCAGAACATGAATTTCGCTCCTTTGAAAGGGGGGCAGAATAAGGATTATACACGGGCAGCTAGGGGAGAAGGAGAGCCTCATGACGTAGATGCGTTGGGG